CCCTTAAGGTCATCAATCTTTAATAAAAGTTCTTGCATCCTTTTATCATTGTTAGCCTTTGTAGCCTTTTCTAACTGTCGCTCTAATTTGTTCATTTCTCTAGAGTATTCAGCGGCAATAATTCTTACTGGTTTTTTGTAATTGTAACCAGCAGCAGCATCATGCAAAGCATTAATATCTAAACCATTAAAGTTTTTAGGCGCTTTAATTTCAAGCACTACAGGGTTTTTATCTGCAGTTGCAAGCCTTCTAAGAGCAACATAAGATTCTTTACTTGTGCTTATTAAACCTTTATCAGAAACAACTTGACCTGGCTTGGCATTAAAATAAATGTCGCTAGTCATACCACGATACAAAGTCATATCAGCAGGAAGTTTGCTGCGATTAATAGCACTAGCAATCTTTTCTAATCTTTGGCTAGTATCTTTAGGAAAAGTCGCGGCATTATTTTCACGCCATAACCATTCATTAATTAATGAGTAGTTGCCTCTTGCCAATGCGTTTACTGCTTCAAACTCATCATGTGGCATGTGACCATAGAGGTCAGCAGCAGAAATGTTTACATCTAAAGTTCCATCTTCTTTTACTTTAGTGAAAATATCATACATATCTTGAGCAGCACGCTTGTACATAGGCTCATTAAGATGAGCGCGTAGTGCAGGTATTTCGCCTCGTGCTTGTAGATAGTTCTCTACAGCAACATCAAATTCAGGAGTTGCATATCTATCGGCAGCAGACTTAGTTGCAGATAGTGAAAGTGGTCGTGCCTTGTCTAATGCAAATGTATCGGCAGCGCTACCATGATATAGAGTTGCTGATTCTAACTCTGAAAGAGCAGGAGCAATAGCACGATAGTATTGGCTAAGTGCTAATTGAGTTGCTTCTTCACGACCGACTAGATTACCTTTAGCCTTTTCTGCTGCAATGTAATCATCAACAATCTTGCCAGGGTTCTGATTAAGTTCACGAACACGGTTATAGATTTCTCTAATACCCATGTTAACTGCTTTTTCTTCTGCCTGAATACCATCGGCAATGCGAGCCATTTCAAGTTGCTGTGCGCCAAGAGAAGTCTTACGACCAGCAAGTACGCTTACATTGTCTAGCAAGCGATTAAAGTTAACTTTACGATTCTTAAAGAAACGCTCAACCGAAGCCTTACCACCTGTAGCAGCAAGTGCTGGAAGTGCAAAGCCTTTAGCAGCCATAGACAACTGTGCTTCTGCAAGGTTACGAATTGTGTAACCAAGACGAAGAAGTACGGAAGTCTTAAAAATATCATTGATAGTATCTAAGCCAGCAACAGTATTACGGAAGCGTAGTTTGCCAGCCTCAACATCAACACCTTGTAGGATGCCAGGCAATACTTCTTGGTGTGCATCAATGGCAGTCTTAAGTTTACGAAGGTCTGCAGTTACAACAAAGTTTGCTGCTTCACGATTAAGAATAGGCAAGTCAATGTTATGTACTACGCGGTCACCCTCAAGAGTTGAAATGAAACCTTGATTCTTCATATCAGCGATTGCCTTAGCGCGGCGTGAATCGTAGATAGCGTAAATCTTATTAATCTCATCCTCAGACCAACCTGGGAATAGGTGGCTCATTGCTTCTTTTTCAGCCTGTAGGATGATGTTAAAGCGCTCGCCAGGGTCTGATGCTGTTAAGTATCTGTCTGCATATTCAGCAGCGCGTGGAGAAAATGTACCCTTACTTAACTGATTAGCCTCACGAAGGAACGCATTAAATTCTTTATATGAATCTGCATCGTTAACACTGAACTTACCGCTAGGTACTTCTTTAGTAAAGTAGTTAGTTACTTTAACTAAAGGATGTAGTGAACTCTTTTGGAAGAAACTTACTGTTGGTTCACCAAATGTTTCCTGTGCAGCCTTAAGTGCTTTAGCAGCAGTACGACCTGCAAGTGGTCCACGCTCAACACCATACTTAAGTTCGCCACCAGTCATTGTTGACTTTAATGCAGCAGCATAACGCTCATCTGTTTGAGCCAAGTCAGCAACATAAGTGCTTACAGCCTTAATATAATCAGGCGCATGTTCAGCAGTAATAGTATCTGAATCTAATTTACCTTGAATCTTTAAGCGTTGTGCATGTGGTACATCGCTAAATGCTTGGTCTAATACCAAACCAGTTACAGGGTCACGCTCAAATACCGCAGCCATTGCTTTCTTATCTTGAAGCATAACAGCCTTGAAAGTATCAACAACATGTTCAGGTGTTTGTGCGCGACCAAAGATTTCAGCCATAGCATCTGGGTTAGTAACTTTCTTCTTTACCCAATACTCATACTGTGTCTTTGCATCTGATTCAGCAAGGAAGTTAATATCTTTAACACCTGCACCAGAACCTTTAAGTCCATCATTAAGAACACCCATGAACTTCTCAGGGGTCATAGCAACTTTACCAAATACTGCGCGAGTTACAGGTCCACGAACTTCACTAAGCATTGTTCCCTTAGCGGCAATCGCAGCACCTTTGCCCAAGAAACCTGTAAAGGTCAATGGGTCAATAACTGTAGAATCAACTAAATCTGTAGCGCCTGATACCCACTTACCAAGTGTTTGGTCTTGGAAAGCAGCCTGACGATGTTCAGCATTAAATAAATCAAATCCATTGGCAAGGAACTTTAAGTGTGCATCTTCCCAATCCTGTAACCAACCGCTACGAGGACCAGCGTTCTTGCCTGGCGATAGTAATGAAAGTGTTGCTTGACCTAAAGAGATTTGGTCTTTATTAGCAGCAACGCGCTGCTTATACTGGTCAAAGGATTCACCTTCGTTTTTAAACTTGTTATACATTAATGGTGTATCAAGGATGCCCTGCTCAATAGCCTGACGAGCCTTACCACCAACTTCGTATGAAGCCTGACCTACGCCAAGTACACCTTTAACAGCACCACGAACAGGCATGGTTGCAATGTTTGCAATATCTTTAGTAGTGTTAATTGCATCTACATACCACGGGTCATTGTTAGATAACGAATTAGAAATATCGTGAAATAACCCTGGAATACCTGTGAAGTTCCAAGTGCTTTTAGCGAACTTACCTAATGTGTCGTACCATGCCATTACGCTTGGCTCCGCAACCAGCGATAGAAGTTACGAGTTGCATTTGTAGCATTAGGTGATTCTGCGATTGTTTTATACACAGGAAGTAAAGCCTGTAATTGTGCAATGTCTTGGCTTGATTGCGCAGCAAGCATAGATGGTGCTGCAAGAACTTCTTTTCCTGCACCTAGTCCAGAATTAATACCAGTTGTAAGTGCTTCGTCTGGATATTGTGTTGGCTCAGATAACGGAATAACTCTACGACCGCGAGCGGTTAACGCTCCAGCGGCATCTGTTACTGGTGGCAAATTAACACCTGACTTAGACATTGGTGCAGACTGTTGCATTTCAAGATTCTCAATGCCTTCACCATAGTTACCACCTGCGGTGTAACGAATTGGTTGTCCTTTTGCACTACCTGCACCACCAGTGGCTGATACGCCAAACTTATTCTGTGGTGCTGTTGGGCGTAAACCGCCTCTATTTTCTGCCATGTGTGTTTACCTTCCGCTATCAGAGCGTATGAAGAAATTTAAAGTGAGCCGTTTAAACACTTGCTCAGGTGTAGGAATTACTTTCCTGACTTCTTGATTGCGCCACCCTTAGTGCCGCTTGGTTGCTTGGTTAGCATTGTTACTGTAGCACCAGGCTTCTTTGCAGAAGGAACACCTGTAGTGATTGGACCTGATGTAGTTGACTTTGATTTTCCAGCAGAACCCTGGTTAGCAGGCTTGCTGCCCTTACCTGGTTGAATTGCTGGCTTGTTTGGACCACCGAAGTTTGCCATATTTATTTCACCTCCCTAGATTTAACCAACTGGTAAGCGTTTAATAACGCCTGCTTGTAAATTTGGTTGACCCCCTGCTGTTAATGAAGCAAGAAGGCTTTGAACATCTGGGCGACCGCCAGGAGCAATTTGTCCTGGAGCAACGCCCTGCATACGACCCGTAGGTGATAACCCAGGTGGAAGTTGCCCGACACCTGCTGCTTCCGCACCTGGCTGGCTCATCGGACTTACTTGCTCAGGGGATGCAGCAGGCTCGGGATTCTGAGGCGCGAACGCATCTTGTACTGCTATTTCAATAGCAATACCTTTTTGTCGCGCAGCGATTACCGATGCCATCTTAGTAAGAATGTCTGATGGGTCTTGTCCTTGTGAAGCAAGGGCTGGAATTGCCTGTGCATAAGAAGCAATCGCTTGCTTAATTGCATCGCGCAATTCCTCTGTTTCTACCTTTTCTTCTTCTTGTGTTGCATTGAAAGAGAAAGGCATTTGACGGCGTAGGAAATCACGAGAGATTAATTTATCTCCGCGTGCTTGTAATCCAAATACCAATGCACGGTTTGGGTCAAGTCCTGCCATAAGTCCGTACTGAACATCTACAGTGTAGTCACCAGCAATATCGCGTGATGGCTTGTAGGAAATTGAATATGGAGTACCATTGAAGTTACCTTCAAGAGTTTTAGTTTCGTTAGCAAATAACTTTTCATCAACCTTTAATGCAAGGCTAACAAGTTCTTGTAGTGTATTTGCAAATACTGCTTGAGCAGTTTTAATCTGTGTATCAAATCCACCTTGTAATGCGCGTACACCTTGACCTGTAACAATAGAAGCATCAACATTTCCTGTACGAGTTTCAGGATAACGAGAGCCATTGCGTAGTTCAAAGTCTAGAACTTGCTGCTGTTGGAAAGTGCTTGCTGGCAGTTCTAGCGGAATACGGCGAATCTTCTCAGGCTGATTAGAACGGATGATTGCATCAGGTCCTAGCGCGACATCCTGCACATCTGTAGGTGCTGCCATTGGAGCCTGTACTGATTTTGTTGCAGCCTCTAGTGATAGAAGTGCGTATCTTGCCTTTGCGACCTGCACAGCAAGCACATCATCAAACTGACCACGGAACTGTCCATCAATAGAAGGGCGTGCTGCAATGCGAATCATCACCTCTCCCAAAGGATTAGGTGATTTATCAAGGATTAATCCGCTGCGCTGCGGTAGGAACAGTAATTCCTGGTCTTTATCTTGGTAATAAACAACCTCAGTGCGTGTTGACTGAGCGTTCTTATCGTAAATTAAATGTGCAATCTCTGGATATTGCGCCATAAGTTCTTCTGTTTGCTTATCAAAGCGCTGGAAGAATTGATGTACGCGACCGAAACGGTCAA